CATAGCATTTTGATTGTCTCCTGCGTTTAAAAAGCCAGCACCATTACCAAAAGCGTTTTGATTGTTCCCTGTGTTGTCTGTACCAGCATCTGTTCCAAAAGCATTTACTTCCGTTCCTGTATTTCCATCCCCCGCACCCGTGCCCTGAAAGTTATTGCCATCAACCAAATCGTGGTTGTTATCCAATACCTCTTGAAGCGTTGGAGTACCGCCACCGCCTCCACCACCTAAATTACTAACAGAAACCCTTTTGCTAACACCCTCTGAAATATCTACAATCTCCAATAAATCGCCACTCGCAGGAGTGCCTATATCAGCTAAATCAGTTATCTTTTTATTTGCCATTAGTTTATTATTCTAAAGTTATCATTCTCTGTAATTCTAAATTCACCCAACTCCGTAATCCTGTAATCTTCCCCAGCATCAAAAAAACCTGCATCCTCTAAATTATCAATAAAAAAACTGCCCTTTTCCTCCTGCCCCGTAAAACTTAATGTAAAGCCGTTTAAATCACTTTTACCCCCTCCAGAGTTGAATGTTAGACTATCGCAAACTAAACCCGTATAGAGTCCAAATATACGATATAAACCGTTTCTGTCTTGAAAGATTAAACGGTAATCTTTTTTTAACAGCTTTTCAATATTTGTAGCATCACTTGAATACAATAAATCAAAGCTAATACTTAAATCATAAAACTTCCCACCTTCATTTTCACTTTGATTTTCAGCAGGTGCAGGATTGCCATTAAATTCAAATCTGTAAATATCAGTGTTCGGAAATGTAACCAATACATTATTATCAATTATTATCTGACTTCTATTGTATTTAACAAATGGAAACAACCATAATTTAGAAACACCACCTAAATTATTACGGCAAACCCTTAACCTCCCGCTATCTATTCCTGTAAATACCATGGTCTAATATTGTTACGCCCACCATCTAACTTCCAACCCGCTGTTAATTTAACATCTTTAATCGCATTAACCTCGTCTTGATAGGTTTTATACTCAGGAATGTTGTTCTTACAAATCCACTTATCAAATCGATGCACATACATTTGAGCCATTCCATTATATTTGTTTGCCAAAAATTGAGCTTCTTGCTTATCGACTATTTCTACATTTTCCCCCGTGTGTTTATAAAGACCGCCATTATCTAAAATGTATGATGCAATTTCAATATATTGACCTACGCTATAATGCTTAGTAATTGGCTTTATAAACTTATCAAACATTTCAAGGTATAACCCAGTTAAATCATCATCTTCTAAATCAGTTATTATTTTTTCGTATAACTCCGTGCCTAATAATGGTTCAATAACTGTTATTTGAACGTTTGCAATGCAAAAAGTGTACTTATCAATGTCAACATTCCCACTTAAAATAGTTGTGTTGCTTAGTTCCTGCGGTGATATGAATAAAATTTCTGCCATAACTTATCTAATTAATGCACCCCTATTAGGCATATTTATTGGTTCTACTCCTGCCAACCCTTTTGCTGGTTGCTTTTTACTTTTATCAATAGCTATTGGTGACTTAACATCTACTTTTACGCCCTCGTTTTTGCGTTTATAAGTTAGTTTTTCCCAATAATGATAGCAATTTACCCCTCCTTTATACCTAAAAATGTTATAAGTACTTGCTCCTTCTGGTCCAAATCCTGCATTTACGGGTATTTCATTCATTGCTTCTATATCTTCAATGCGATAAATCTTCTTTGCTCTTACCATTTTGTTGCAAAATTCTCTTTGACCGCTATCACTACCCGCATATCGGTAACGAGTGATAGTATCAAACAAATCCTGCCTTGATTTATTACTTGGTGTTGCCGTTCCTGTACTTGATAAGCCTAAATCATACTCAGCATAATCAACGGGTTTGCATTCTACTAAATCCCAATTATCTAAATCCTCCTCCTCACCTAAATCAATGAATAAATCTAAATCAGTCTTTTTTTTTTCGTCACTTAAACAAACGTGTTTACTCATTTGAGTAGGTGCAACTACATCGGTTAACGGTTTAAAATATAAATCTAAATTAATTTCGTACTTCCTTAATACATCCTGCAAACAGTCAATTATAAACTGTTGCTTTGGAGCTATTACTCTCTTTACTAATTGAGCTTCTGCGGTATCTAATTCGTCAGCATTATTTCCAAATCCAGTAGCATCTTTAATACCAAAAAGCATAGGAGAAACAACCCTATGAGATGTCATTATTTGTTGTCTGCTTTCGCTTGTCAAATACTCCCATTGCTTATGAGCATCATTTACCTGCAAAGGTGTTACCGTTATTTCCGCATCCCTTCCGTTAAAACTTAAAACAAATTTCCCAGCATTAGATGATCCTGTTAATTTAGTTTTTATTTTAAATTCAAGTTCGTCTTTTTCTTCTGGAGTTAAGCTATTACCGTCAGGAATATTAATAATATATCCGAATGATAATCCGTTTTTAATGTGATTAATATAGTAGTTGCTTATTTCTTCTTCCATCTCACAATACGGAAGTCCAGCAAAATAATCAGGCGATGCGAAATAAGTCTGCCCCGCTGAATATGGTTTTATTTTATAGATTTGAATATCGCCATTTTTAAATCCAAAAGCGGGGAACTCTTTAGGTTCATATTTATTTTGCTTATTCCAATCACGACAATACCAATAGCTTTCAATTTCTTCCTCTTCATTTTCTATTGAAGGTGCAGTCTTTTCAACTGGCAAATGATAGATAGCTCCCAATCCTCCTTTTTTAGATTTTACAACCTGAAACGTTGCCTCGTTTTGCAAAATGAAATCATCAATGATACGTCTTAAATCTGAGGTTTTTAATATCATTTTTAAATTTGCCCAATCCTCAATATTATATTGTGCATTTGAAGCTCGTAACCCTTGACCATAAACCAAATCAGAATAACTGCGTAATATAGCCGAATTAGTAGGACTTCCATTTTTTCTATCAATAACATAATGATAAAATGAATTATTACGTCCATTTAAAACAAAGCCTTTAGATTTGTTTTCCTCTAATCTAGGTCTAACATAATTATTTAATTGTATAAGCCTAATATCGCTATGTTTTACTGTTTCACTCATAAACGTATAAATTATTTGTCTGTTTGTAGTCTTGTGGTGTTTGACTTGTTGAAATTAATTTCCCACGAAAAACAACACCTTCTTCGTCATATAATTTTATTTGAAATTTTTGTTGCTCACTAAATTCCATTTCAAAATTGATTTGCATTATCCCATCAGCAACCGTAAAAGTATGTGTAATTGTTTCAGTTATCTTAGTGACTTCATTATATAAATCAAAAGAAAAACTTTCAGGATAATATCTAGGGATAATATCGAAGCTGTGATTTTCATTTTCAGGGTTAACTACTATCATACTATTAATACTAAAAAAGAGTGTTTTTGTTACATTTTATTTTTGAAAACTTATTTACTGATTACATTTTTCAAATAAAAAAACCTTGACTATTAAATCAAGGTTTTCAACTAAACCAAATAATTATGAAACTTATTATTCCTCCGATGGGAGTAATGCTAAAAATGCTGTTACCGTTGCACTATCTAGTTTAGGACTCAAAGAACCCGTTGTAGAAGTACCCGTTAAAGTATATCCGTTCATTTCTGTTTTTGCTCCTCCCGTAGATTGAGCCACTACAAAATCAATCCCATCATCAATACCTATTGCATGGTAAATTCCATTTCTATCCCGTACAACTGCCATAGGATAACCGTAAGCCAACAAGTTCATTTGTGCAGAACTTGTAGCATCAATCTTTTTAAGTACCGTAGTAATTACTTGCGTATTAACAGTAGTACCCGTATTTCTGTCAGGTGTTAAGGTTTCAACTACATTATTGCCATCTCCTTCTAATTCATATTCAAAAACCTCTGTTAATAATGGGTTAATTGCTGTAACAATTCCGTTTGCATAAGTAAAAGGATTTGCTACAAAATTGAATAAAAATAAAGAACCTAAACCCCCTAAATTCTGTTTACACGCTCGTAAACGTCCTGCCGTTATATCACATGCCATAATGTATGTTTTTTAAAAACTCCCTAAATTAATAGGGAGTTTGTGGGTTAATATTATGCAATAGGTCTTGCCCAAACAATATCCTCTGAATTGTAGTAATTCACACCACCTGAATAAACCATTTTTCCTCTTACTTGACCAGTTAACAAACCGATTTCGTCCTCATCAACTAAAGAAATTTGATTAAAATCAGCCTCTAAACCTGTACCCATAACTAAGTTTCTTTTTTCAAAAATAACAATGGTATTATCAGGCAATCCATTTACTTCTGTCAAAGTATATTTTCCAAATTTAGCTTGTTTCTCATCAGCTACTCCCGTGTTTGCAATTCCTTTAGAAACTAAGTAAAACCAATATACTTGGAATACATCAGGAGAAACACATACTTGAACGGTTTTACGTCTTAAAGCTCTAGGGATAGCAGCTAAAGCTAATTTCAATTGAGCTTCTACATTCGCCTCTGTAGCCACATCAATATCAACATCAATAACTTCTGAATCAGCTAAAAACAATTTTAAAAACCCATCCCACTCGTCAGGATTTGCTGAATCACCTTGCCAAATTTTAGCATCTACACTTTCAGCAGTTTCTCCTAACATCTCAACTTGGATAGCTTCCATAATATCAGCAGGAGCATTTACATTTGATGCACTTGCACCCATTGAATCCTCTGACCATGTTTGTCTAAAATCCTCTTTACATACCTGAAAATCATTTTTTAATTTTACAGGTCTTAAAGTTCTTTCGTTTAAAACGATTCCCCCTCTAGGGTCAAATCCACATGAATAAGCAGTAGTGCCATCCGTGTATCGGATTCTACGCATATGCAATTCATCATTAACATTTGGAGCTAAAGTAATAAGACCTAGTCTTAATGTATCAGCCTCTTTAAATGTTTTCCCGATAATCTCCCCCGCAACCTTCCCTGCGTAGTTTGATGTTACTGTATTAGTTGTTGCCATTTATTTATTTATTTATTAAAATTATACTGCTGTGAATGTTATTGCTCCTGCTGCTGCTCCAATTCCATAAGCGTAAAAGTTTGTACCATCTGAATATATATCAATATAATCACCTACTGTTTCAGCAGTTGATACAAATGAAATTGTGTTCTCGTTTGCTCCTGGTACTAATGTACTGTTAACGTCTGCTGAACCTTGAATAACATTTGTTGCTGATTTCAAAGTCCAGTTAGTTGTAGCAAAAGCTAAACCAATGGTAAAACGTGCTTTCCATCCTGCAATTGCTACTGCTGGTAATGTAATTTGAGCACCTGCTGCTGCTGATAATGTAAAGAATACACCGCTATCACTTGCGGTTAAAGTTCTTGCACCCGTAATAGTTTCTGTTACCAATGCTTTTTTTTCATCTCCGTAAAGAATTGTTGTTGACATAGTTAATTGTTTTTTCTAATTGTTTGTAAAATTCTACCTTGTTTTGTTAATGCTACTGTTTCATTTCTTTCAGGTTGTTTAATACCTTTTGAAACGGGTTGTTTTCCGATTTCTTCTAATTGATTTTTAACTACTGAAAGTTCTGCTTTCAATTCTCCAATAACCACGTCTTGAGCTGTGTACTTAATTAAGATTGATTTAATTGCACTTTCAATTTCACTTGCAATTTTCTCATCTTGATTAACTTTACCTTCGCTCGGAGCTTGTGGTTCAGCCATTTCGGCTGGTGCTTCGGGTGTAGCTTCCATAAAAGAATCTACAATACCATCCTCCTTAACTACTAAAGTGTTTCCGTTTTCTAAAACGTACTCCCCAGCAGGAACAGCAACCTCTTGACCATCTTCTGCCATTACCCAAATTCTGCCACCCACTGCCATCATTTCGCCATCGAACATGATTTCTAGTTTTTCATCTTCGGTTTTTAATGAACCGAATTTAATTTCAATGGGTTTATTAATACCTAAAGCGGTTTTGATTTGGTTAGGTAAGTCTTTCAATAGTTCTATTAAACTATTTTCTTCTTGTTTTGCCATGTTTATAATTGATTTTAAATTTACTTCTTCTAAGGATAATAACGCATCAACTGAAAACCCTTGAATTTTACCAGTTTTAACGTAATTATTCCAAACATCATCGTTTTCAACTTTCATACTCGCCATCCAACTCCCTTTCTTGTAGCTAAATCCAAAGTTTGTTGATTTGTCAATTTCAGGATTTTCAATTATCCAACTTTCGACAAATGAAACTCCTTCAATTTTTTGGTTAACATCATGCTCAATAGTAGAGTTTTTTTGATAACCTAATTTTAAGAATGAATGTGAAAGTTCTTCAATTGTTTGCTCATCGAATACAATATTGAACTCCTCACCGTTTTGATTTCTGTATATTGGTTTGTTAGGTTCTAAGACTAAACCCATCAAAATACGTTTTTCCTTATCTACTTCCTTTAGTTGAATAGGCTCATCTTTTGACAAAGCAATAAATAAGCCTTCCATCGCTGGGTTTTCAACTAAGGAAATTGCGTAAACACCTCCGTTCTTTTTAGGGTTGTATTTTGCTAAGTAGGTTTTCATTATGCTTTAATTGCGTATTGTGCGTTTTTTATAACTTCATTTGCAGTAGAGATAGATTTTTGTGAACGACTTTTTAAATCGCTTATTTTAGAACTATCAACACCTAATTCTTTTGCCATTTGTTCTCCTTTTGCTAAGCTATCAATATTTGCATTTGCTTTTAAAATAACATTTTTTAAAATAGACTCAACCTGATTTCCTGCTTGACTTAAAATAACCTTACTTCTTTGTATATCGTCATAAATTGCACCTATATTTTTTTCAGCACTATCAATCAAAGCAAACTCAATTCTTTGCTCGTTCAATTTTTGAAAATGTAATCTTATCTCTTCCGCTTTCATTTTGCTACGTTTTATATTAATACTAATTTTAATTGTTTTTGTTACAAACTTGCAGTTTTTATCGCATTTCTATCCAACTCCTGCTGACTCGTTACCGCACTTCCTACTACATACGCTTGTAAAGGTCTTGATTGACTCCCTATGCTTGTTGCTATCTGATTGCTTCCCGTTCCTTGCACTAAATTGAAAGAAGGAGCTGAACTGCCACCGCCACCGCTACCGCCTGATATTGAACCGCCCCCAACACTTCCACCGCCTACTGCTTTTAAAGCCTTTGCCGATGCTGCCGTTATAGATGCAATAGATAAAGCACCTCCAATTGTGTTTTTTGCTTGTAATCCAACTCCAGCTATTGGACCAAGTCCCAAAGGTGGAGGAGCAATCGCAGCTATATTAGCTGCTTGTGTATCTTTAATAACACTATAAATACCAATAGCAGCCGATGCTATAATTCCCGCTTTTTGTAATGCTTTACTTTTACCCGATAATTGCCCTAATAAATCAACTGACTTTGTGGCAATCTTCATATTAGCATCAGCAATTACTTCTTTTTGTCTTAAAAGCTCTTGTTGTATTGCTATTTCTTCTTCTGCTGTTTTTTTCTCTAAAGCTATTTTGTCGTTTGCATTTTTAATAGCTTCTTGTGCACTCCTATACGCTTCGTCTAATTCCTCCTGTTCTTTTTGTTCTTCGTATTTTTTTCTTAATTCTTTTAATTCCTCTCTGTAATTAGCAGCAGCTGTTACGCCAGCGTTATATGCTTCTAGTTGTCTTTGTTTCTCATCAGCTTCTGCTTTTTCATCATCAGCTTTTTTATCGTCTTTTATTTTTTTATTTTCAGCATTAATTTTGTCTTGCGCTTGTTGCCTGCGTTTTCGATTTGCTTCCTCTCTGTCAGCATCGGCTTGTGCTATATCTCTATTAGCTCTTTCTCTTAATAGTTTTAATCTACTTAATTTTTCAGCCTCGGAAAGTTCCTCGTTTTCGTTAATGGTTTTAACGTGCTCTGCATATGTATTATTAGCTTCAATTTTACGTTTTGTAAATTCGTCGTATTGGTCACCATAAGCATCTAAAAACAATTTATTTTTATCTAGTGTTCTATTTGCTTGTTCAGCCATTTTATCTAGCTCTCTTGTAGCTTCCGAAGTAATACCTACAAAATCAGTAACCGCATCGTATAACTTCCCAAAGAAATCACCAACAGCACTAAGTCCAGGTATTAAATTAAGAACCGCATTCTTAACTTTGTCAAAGTTTGCAATAAGTAAACCTAAACCAACTACAATAGCACCAATACCAGTTGCAACCAAAGCCAAACGAAATGCTTTTAACGCACCCGTTGAAGTTCCCATTACAGCCGTTTGTATTTTCTGAAAAGTTGTTTGTGCTTTTGTCGATTTAGTGAACAAATCAGTTGCCTCAACCGCATCCTTTATAGTCATTGCTAAACCACCCGTTAAGTCATTAAGCAATCCCATAGCACCTCCATTGTCTAAAACGGATTTTCCTGAATTAGCCATTGAGCTACGCAAAGAATCGTTTTGCTGTTCTAAATCCTCCAAAGAGTTTTCTAATCTTTGAACTTTAGAATTAAGGTCGTCGAATCCTTGTTCCTGAACTTTTATATTTACAACCTTTTCAATAGCCATCTTTTTATTTTTTGAAATTCATTACCAAGTTCATTTTTGCCTTTTGCAATTTCCGTATATTCTCCCGCACCCTTAAAATCTTTTAATTGTGCTAATTTTATTATCTCACTTATCATACTCCTTTATGTGTTCTTGTTACTGATATGTATAAATCCTTAATACTTAAATTAACATTTGGAACGATAACCACGTCCCCTCCATTTGCTAAAAAAACAGAACCTACGGGCAAAGTCCAACTAACAGCGACAAAGTCATCCACACCACTTGATTTTAATAATGGAACAGTTATTTTACGGTAAAAGCCACCCGATGGAACAAAGACCCCAACTTCAACATAATTATTACTGCCCGAAGGTGTTATTACCGTACAAGCAAAATCAACCGTTATAACATCGTTTAATGTTAGTGGTGTTATTCTTGAATTTGTATCTAATAAAGTAAGTCCATTATTGCTTTCGGGCGTTCCTGTTACAGTTATTAAATTATTTGTTGCTGCTGTTAAAGCAACTGTACTCGCATTGAATCGAGAAATCCAACCCGTAAAGGAATAAACCTCGTCAAAGTTGTCGTTTGCTTTATCAAATGCCGTTCTAATTGGGTCGCCTGTTCCATCGTTTGCCGATGTGCCTATATTAATCGTTTGTTTAGCCATTGTCTGCCGTTATTAAATTTGAATCTGCTGTTATTACATTGTTGTCTGCTCTGACTTGTCCTGCTAATTGTATTACTTCTACCGTAATAATATTACTCCCACTTTCAATTTCTACTGAAACCTCTCTATCCAATCCCGTATCATTATTATCCAATTCAATATTGATAACCCTTCCGCTTATTGTATAAGATGCCCACGTTGGACTGCCTACTAAAGTAACGGTAAATGAGTCATTGCCTTTTACAAATATCGTCTGATTTGAACCTCGTGCAAAAAAAATCGTGCCATCGGTTGCAAATGGATTAATAGTATTATCAAACGAGTTGATTAAATTAAGCTGTACCTTATTGTTTGTTATATTAGCTGTGAACTTGTCAATTCTATAATAGTTTTCTTTTATCTTCAATACATCATTAAGCCTTAACGCTAATAATATATTTAAGGGAAGAATAGAACTATAATTATAATTTCTCCTTTTTATATTAAATATTGAGTCTATAAAATCTTTGTAATAATTACTATAAAGGTTGTTGCTGATTAATGTACCATCCCACTCGTTAAACTCCTCGCTAAAAATTGTCGCATATTGCGGTGCTACAAATCCAAGTGTATGCGAAGGAATATTTAAAAAGCCTAAAAAACTTTCAATTTCTAAAGCATCATTTTTTATAATTTTAAAAGGTATCTCTGTTATGTTTTCTTTATTGTTATAAAAAATATGTCCTTTTGGATTTTGTGGCTGTAAAGTTGCATCAGCTGAAAGTCCGTACATTATATTTGTAAGCTCCCCAGTTTCAACATCCCTTAACCTTTCATAAATCATTTGCTCAAATTGCGGTTTTACTTCTAACTTATTACCATCCAATAAATCACCGTTTTCATCTGTTAGTTTCAAATACTCATCTCCGTAGGCAATCCTCGTATTAAGTTTAAATTGGCTATTAAGTAAGGTTGTAGGTTCAATGAAACTAAAATCTATTTCGTTTAAAATATCACCTCTATTAACGTCATTACTTTCATAATCAATATATCTACTAACATCCCACAATTTACCTTGTGAGTAATAATCAACTTGCGTATTGATATAGATATTAACATCATCATTTTGAATAATAACCAATTTAAATAATTGAAATATGCTTTTAAGAAAATCAATTATTTTCATTTTAGGAAGATTTGCACTTACCTGAAATATTGATATTAAAGACGCTGATGATGCGTTTGCGTACTTACCTACTTGAACTAAAGGAATAATTTTAAAGATTGAAATAGAAGCCGTGTAAGTCATACTTGTTGTTGAAGCTACATAAAATGTATATTCAAAATCAACGGGTGTACTATTTAGCGTTTTTATTTCAACCCATTCTGATTCAAAATTTCCACCGCTTGAATCTAATTCTGCAACCTTAACCCCATAATTTCTAACTACAACTTTGTAAGGTTCAGGGTTGCTAGTAGTAATTGCGACTTTATAGCGAAAAGATTGTCTATTTGAAAGACTACTAAAAAACGTATTGTTACTCCAAATATCAGTAGTTAAATTAAGTCCAAAATCAGTTGCATTTCCCTCTGTCCAATTAATTAATTTTTCAGTAGGTGTTCCTTGTATGGCACTATTGTTATTAAGCCATAGATATAGATTATCAAACTCTGACCTCCCAAAAAAATCACGACTAAAAACAAAGCCGTATTTAACCTCAATTGCTTTTATAATTTCAATCAGTTTGATTGATGGTCGTAACTCCAAAGGGTCTAAAGCTACATTTGCAATATTAACCGTTGTTTCTGTATTGGTTGTATCAGCAGGGTCTGTATTATAATAAAGTCTTTTTTTTGATAATAAATTAACTATTATTTTACTATCAGAAAATATACCTAATGGCTTTAGTCCATTTACCATATTTTGCCGAATTAAATCAAAATTCAAATCTGATAAATCTAAACTATTAAGCTCGTCATCTTTTAGTTTGTCTTTTAGGTTTACTAATTTTCCAAAAAAATTAATTGAATAGCTACTAACTTTTTGCTTCTTAACATTTACTTTATCTAATCTTATTTTCCCTGATTTAAAAGGCAACCCATCCAACTCAATTCGACCATCTATCTTAACCCTCGCATCAAATGTATTATCGACATCGGCATTATAGTAATGTTTAAAAATAGCATTGTTTCTATCACTTGCAGGAACAGTAAACCCCTTAGAATAATCAGTAGTATTCTTAGTTATATCAGAGCTGTCGGTAATAGAAGAAACTATCTCAATATTTTCGTCTGCGAATAGCTCAAGTTTATCGTTCCCTATGAATATACCTACTATCATACGTTGTTTACTTCATTAAATGCGTATTCAAACTCCATTTCGTAATTAATCAATCTGTCTTTTTGTCGTGTTTTATACTCAACTCCCGTGCTTTTCAACTTCAAAGGAATATAATTACCACCCACAAACTCCCAAACTCGTTCTGATAATAACATTTGTTTTACGATTTGGTTCATATTCTCATCAACAAAACCGCTATTTATTTTGTAACTTGTTTTTCCTTGAACGTTAAAATCAACAAATTGATGATTGCCCTCTGAGGGTTGCCCTCTGTCGCTTTCAAATGTTTCACGGGTTGTACTTATATTTTCCGTTTTCGCTTTAAAGAATGGCATAAACACAATCGCACCCTCTTTATTTTGAAAGGCTATATCAATCGGTGTGTATCTACATTCGTCTGTTATTAATAAAGTAATTGTTTCTTCATTATAAACAACTTCAATATATTCATCTGTACCTGCCTCACTTACATCAATCCAAATATTCTGCACCATTTCTGCACTATCAATCGAAGTAGGTACTTCAATCGATTCATCTATATTATTATCAGGATAGGATATTATTGTTATCATGGTGTAAATGTAAAAATGTTAGAGTAAATCACGTTTCCAGTTAATTCATTGTATGCAAATATTCTAGTTTCAAAAGCACCGCCCAAACTTACAACTCTACTTTGTGGACTTGTTAACCCTGCAAAAGTTGTAGGTGTTGACCATGTATCTAAACTTGTAGCTCTAACTTGTGCTTGTAAAGTAAGGTATGTAAAGTTTTCAGTAAACGTATATTCAAACGTTGAACCGCTTGTATTTTCTACATCAGTAATAACCAATTCACTATCATCAACTGGTTCATCAATTAAAATAGGTACGTTAAAAAAACCGTTACGATTTACTTTATAGTCTTGAATAGGAATAAGTATTTTATTTATCGGAGGTTGTGGGTTTTCTCCATCCAATCCGTAGCCGTAACCTTTTAAACACAATACCGTTTCCGCTAATTGCAATACTCCGTTATCATCTTCATCGCTTGTAGTATATTCAACCTCTTGACGTAGCCACACCTGATTATTACCATCATTTAACTCTGTTGCTGAACTTTTGTTAGGCTCGAAATTAAGATAGTCATTAACTAAACGTGCGATGTTTATTTTATCTGTGCCCGTTGAACTTGTAGGGTTTGATTTTGTTATCTGATATTGCGGTTCTGCTGGTGGGTCGTTCTTTGCCCCATTCCAAATAAATAGATTCAAGGTATAAGTAATTGCGGTCGCTCCCGTTAAAGGAGAAACAAACGGAATGTTCACATAATATGGCGATAATGATTTTATCATTTTATACTTGTCTTTAATAATTTATCTACTGTTAACCCGAACGCTTCAACTAAATCATCGGGCAATCTTTTAAATGCTAATTCAAACGGTCTTTCAAAAAAATTTGTAGTTCTTAACCCCGTAAACCAAATCGAACGACGTATTAAAAAGGAGGTTTGGTCGTAACTTAAAAACTGACCTTTAACTCCTTTGCCTTCACGTTGTCTAAACTGTATTCCTTTACGTTTAACCCATCCATCTATTGAGCTTTTAAACCCTCCTTTTGTTGTTCCTGTACCAAACTTATACGGACTATTCGGAGCTTTTGTTGAACTTGCAACACCCTTTACTCCTTTGTCAACAAACTTCCCATAATCCTCCATTGTAAAAGTAAGTTCAAAACTATTCTTACTTACCTTAACATCATAACCAATTGATTTATATAAATTGCCTCTATCCTTTTTTTTCGCTTTTGTTAAGTTAGACCTTGACTGTTGAACGATGTACTTACCAAAGGCATCTAATTCATTTTTTACGCTGGTTGACATAAGTTAATAGTTGTATTTGGAACTTCAACTTCAAACTCTAAAACCGCACCATCTAATAATTTAGCACCCTCGAAACTTCCTAAAGCAAAAGAAGGGTTTTCACTCGATGTTATATTTAGCTTTTCAAAATCAGTAAGCATCGTTAACCATATTCTATTGAGCACCGCTAAAGCCATATTGTGATTGTCAACTTCATTATCTTGCCCCCAAAATTGGTCTATTATAAGTTCATTATTTTTATCTCTAATATCCCACGCTGATAAAACCACATTGAAAACAACCGTAGCACCGTTATTAAAGCTCCCTGCTTCAATAAATATATTGACTAAAGGAAATATTAACTCCTTATCTAAAGCCATTGCCTCAGGGTTTAATTTACGAACTGAATTAACTAAGCTATCAGCATCGGCTAAATCTTTAAAGTATTGGTACAATTCTGTTAATTGATTCATAGTTCTATCGTGTTTGTTCCTTGTTTCATTATCTTAGTTTTTAACTTTTGTTTGTCTATCTTATGGCAAAGGTTAAGAAGGAACTTGTGTATATTTGTGTTTAAGATTTTATCATAGTGCCATAATTTCCCCTTTGCCATTTCATCAATCGTTGCATACCAACCCCATTTCTCAAAGTATTCACTCGCTTGTTTTCCCTCGCTTGTTCCTGCTCCAAAAATCTCTCCGTATAATTCAACAACTCGTTGCTTAAACTCGAAAAAAAAACCAATGCACCCGTTACCGCTGATAGAGGCATTAACTTCATAACTTCTGCATATTGCTCCGTTCCCTGATATGATATAATAGAGTAGTTATCTAATACATCTTTTTTAAGAATAGGTCTAAACAATACCGCCATAAGATTGTGAAACGTTTGCACGTCGCCTTCGTACTTACAAATGTCTATGTATTCTCCTGCTGTTATTTTATCTAAGTTAGGTACAAATCCAAACTCTACATCCTGAATAAAAAAAGTAGGTGTAAATTGATAGTCTTTTTCTAAAGCTAAATCAATCATACTTATAATTTCAGCATAATCGTTTGATGATATTTGCTTAATCTGTTCAGGTTTCAATCCTGTAAAGATTTGTATTTTACGGATGTTTCTATCGTGCTCTTTTAAGTCGTCACGATTTACAAGTTCAACGTATCGTTGATACTGAACTAAATTGATGTCGTTTATATTTTCAGGGATAGTAACTTTCATACTTATAATACTAAAAAAAGTTGATTTTGTTACAAGGACTATCTTACTTCGATGCCAAAAGAACGTCCTAAATGGTAAACTATATTATACCTAATTCCATCAATAGCATGGTTGTAAGCATCTAAATACAGTTTGCTGCCTTTATCTAAGTAAACGTAGTTATTTAATTCTTTGGCAATGTTATGGCTATTTGGCTCAACTATAATTTCATAGTCTTGCATTAAGGAAATACCGAACTCAATCGGTGGCTTATCACATCGCACGGTGTTATTTCCTAATACTCGAAGTTCATCTATTAACCTACCTTCCGAATTATCGCCAATAATTAATGAGCGCTTTGCATATTCCGTGTTTAAACTTGCTATTTGTGAAGTGGTTAATTTGGTTTTGTAGTAACATTCTTTTACATAGATAATCTTTTTCTTTTTATCTATTGCCACTTCCGTTAATGTAGTAGGGTCGATTGAGTAACCATAATCCTGACCGAATGAAGTCTGTAATTTATCAGGATTGAAAGCTCCGAACTTCCAATTTGTAAATACAACTCCTTCCGCTTTATCTAACCAACCTCCTAAGATAACATGATTGTATTTTTTTGGATTTGTAGTTTTTATACGTTCAATCTCATCAATAAAGCTTTGGTCTAAATTAGCAATGTTATCCTCGTAAGTCGTATGAATGTAAGTTGTATTGCCTTTCGTTCCGTTAAAACCTTCTGTAACACCTTCGCTTTCAAAGAAGCGTTTATAAATCCAATGTTCCTTAGTACTTGGGTTAAGAATTAGAATAACACGGTTCTGTTTTCCTTTTTGGCGAATAGATAGGTTGATCTTATCGAATGTGGTTTCGTCAACTAATTCCTCCGCCTCATCTAATATCCACGTTGTAACACCTTGCAATGATTTTAGATTTGCCGTTTGGTCTCCTGAGCTTGTTTTGATTCCTCGAAATATAATTTCACTACCGGATTGAGTATTTGTAATTTCGTTTTTGGTAATAGTGAAAAAATCATTCAATTCCATTAAATCAATCTTTTCCTGAAACTCAGGTATAATTGATAAATGTGCTGAGGTCATTGTTTGACGAGTAAACAAAATACGGTGACCCGATTCAAACGACAAGAGGTTGGCAAATGTACCAACCCCGAATGATTTACTCGACCCCCTTCCTCCGGTTATAATAAAGAAACGAGTATCATTTTTAAATAACGGCTCGTATTTACTATTTAGTTTTATCAAAACTTATTACGTCTTTTAAACTAAAGTTGTTTAGGTTAACATCGCTCTTTTGTTCAATGGTTTGTTTAGGCATCCCGAAACGATAAGACAACCATGTTTTAATAGCTTGTACATCGCCTTCTTCTACTTTTAAATACAAAGCCCTCCAAACGTTATCGGGTGCGGTTATAGCATCCATAGACTCAATCAATTTGATTTCGTCTGCTTTTGTGGGTCTGCCTCCTTTATTCCCTTTTGTGCCTTTATTTAATTTTCTATTATCCATAATCAGTTTAAATCAGTTAACTGATTTTACAAAGGTATTCCTTTACAAAATAAAATTGTATTTTAATAAAATTGATTGCTGAAAATATATCTATCATAGCTTTTTAATTACACTCTACTCTCAAAGCATACCAATACGGTGTGCCTTTTATATGAACTACTGCTTCTGATTCTGATTCGTTACATAGTTGCATATTTACTACTTCACTTGGAAGTATTACCATTTCGTAACCATTATCAATGAAATTGTCTTGAATACAATTACAATCTGTTTCTGCATCAGGTGTGCATTGAAACGCCATTAAAGGCATTATCAATAGTAATAATAATTTTTTATTTAGTTTCATAAGTTTCATAAATTTTGTCTAATCGTTCAATCATTGCTATTAATTCTTTTGCGTTTCCGCATCCAGCACAAGGATACCATTTCAATCTATTGAAAACACTTGCATATAAATCACAAACGTAAACAATTTTTTCTTGTGGTAAAGTGAGGGTTTTATTCTTTTGGAACTCGCCCCATTCCTTATATTCTTCTTCTGTCAAACATCGTGCCTTAAATCGATAAGGGAACATCTGATTTAGTTTTTCTTTTCTTTCGGCACATCCACAATCTTTACCATCAACAAAATGTTGAAGTCCTGTAAAATGAATAATCTTTTCAACGGTGTCACCTAATCCTTTTGAAGGTTTATTATTTCTTTTCGCCATTTCTTATTCTTTTAATTGTTCTATAAATGAACGCATAGTTAATATTTAGCTTTTCGCCTAAATCTCTAAGCGAGTGGTCGTATGATAATTCTAACAATTCACGCTCCCACCACTTTAAATTTTTTATTAATTCTAATTCGTTATCATCAATCTCAAAATGGTTTTGTGTTTCTTTTGCATTAACATCATCAATTGATAATTGTACTATTTGCTTTGTATGGTTTATAAATAGATTGCGAATAACTATTATAATATACCAATCTCCTTTTGTTGAATCATAAGTTTTATTCTCGGCTAGTTGCAGGTACATATCGTTAACTAAATCGTCTGCTAAGTATTTATCCTTGCAAATTTTAAATGCTATTTCTCGCCAATACTTATCTTTTTTAGCCAATAATTCAAGCACAAAGTTTTAGTTTGGAATCAAAAGTAAATAATTTATTTTAATTCCGCAATATTTATATTGATATATTCTGCATCAACAACCTCGATTTGATTTATGAACTTGTAATTGTGTTGCTTTAAATTGGGGTTTTTTTCT